TCTGCTGGCGTTGGTGATTTTCTTGGTTATATGCCTCGTCCTTCTGCTCGTACTTCGTCGTGGTCTTATTTTGACTTCGAGACACGTGTCAATTATAACTACTCGATTCCTCGATATTACCTTAAATATCTTAAACCGGAAGACGAAGTTTGTCGCGCGATTACCGCTGCTGATGCTTATTCACGTTTTAGCAAGTCTTCTCTGGTTAAGCGTATTGTGTCTATGTGTGTTGACCGGTTCAACCTCAATTCCTCCGTATCCCGTAGAGAGGTGTATACGTGGGAACAAAAGCAGATGATGCGTTTTTCTGCTTCCTCTCGTAAGATGCCTGATTTTGACCCCCCTGCCTGGTTGGACTTGGACATTCTCCAATTCTGGCAGGATCATTACAAACTTCAACTAATTGTTTAATTTATGGGAAAACAACCTTTTATCTCGCATGCCGTTAATGGCTACTCTCGCTACGATGTTCCGGAGAGTAAGGCCTTTACGTGCACTCCAGGTATTTTGTATCCTGTGCGAATTGATTTTATCAATGCTCGAGACCGTGTTTCTATTGAGCAGGGCGTCGACGTTCGTAGCAACCCGTTGGCTGTTCCGTCGTTTAATCCTTACACTATTCGATTACACCGTTTCTGGGTGCCGCTTCAGCTGTATCATCCGGAGATGCGAACGAACAGCAGTAAGTTTGATATGAACGATTTGAGTTTGAATTTTATTGCCGCTTCGTCTACTGGTTCGTACGAATATACGACTAACAATTATCCTTATTCTAACTCGCTGCTTCGTTGGTTGCGTGTTATTCCCGGGTCTATCCCGACTCCGACCTCGAGTAATGTTCCGGTGTCTGCTAATCTTACAACGGCCCAGTTGGGGTATCCTTTAGGCTGGTGTACTGCCGATTCTTATCTTGCTTATTGGGACATTGTTCGCAATTACTACAGTTATTCTCAGTGGGGACTTTATTCTTTCGCTTGGCCTAGTAGTTGGTATTTCATTCCCAATAGCACCGGTACCGCGTATAATACTCCGCAGTTCAATGAGAAGCCGTCGTTTTTCTCGCAAAGATTCGGAAATCTTGAATTCCTCGATGCTTATTTTGAGAGTCAGTTTTATCCTTCGTCTGTGCCGTCGTCGAACAATACATATAACAGAGGAAACCTTTTTTCTCAGATATTGCTTTCAGACCTTGGCACTACGATTACCGCATCCAGGGATGGTTACCCCGTCTCTACCATCTATCCCGGAAATACTACGCTGACCACCGCGGGTCCTGCAAGTCAATTCGCTACTAGCGGTGCTGCTACGACTGTTACTACGCTTGGATCGTTCCTTGTCGCCCATCCGATGGCCGTTATACCTTCGAATCCCGATCGCTATAGTCGATTGCTTCCTGTTGGTAGCTCCGAAGGCGTCTCCATGTCCGGCGTCTCAACCATACCGCAGCTGGCTATTGCTTCGCGGCTTCAGGAATACAAGGACCTGCTCGGCGCTGGAGGCTCTCGTTACAGTGATTGGTTGGAGACCTTTTTTGCTTCGAAAATCGAACACGTCGATCGGCCCAAATTGTTGTTTAGTGCATCGCAGACTGTTAACGTTCAGGTTGTTATGAATCAGGCCGGACAAAACAATTTCACCGGCCCGAGCGTAAATGGCCCCCTGGGACAACAGGGTGGTGCAATTGCCTTCAATAATTGTCTCGGTCGCCGTCAGTCTTATTACTTCCGCGAGCCTGGCTACATGATTGATATGTTGAGCATTCGCCCCGTCTACTATTGGGCCGGTGTTTACCCTGACTATCTCCATTATACTGGCGCTGATTATTTTAATCCGATCTATAATGACATTGGGTATCAGGATGTTCCCGGATTCCAATTCGGATTCGGAACCACCTCGGCTTCGGAAGCCGTGGCCTACGAACCGTGTTTCAACGAGTTTCGGTCCTCGTTTGACGAGGTTCTTGGGCAGTTGTCTCGATTCCAAACAGCCTCTACCAGTGTCCCTCTTTATTCTTATTGGGTTCAACAGCGTGTTCTGTCGGCGAGCTATAATAAGTATTATTCCCTTTTGTTCGTGGATATTGGTCAGGTAAACTCCCCGTTTGCCTCCGATCGGGAAGATAACTTCTTCATTAATCTTTCGTATTCTGTCCAGAAGAAGAACTTGGTCAACAAAACATTTGCAACCCGTTTGTCTAATCGTTAATACATTGGCTTTATGGCACTTAATTGGTTAATTGAGGACGCTCCTACCTATGTTTCTCGTGGTCAGCGTATTCTTTCCGTTCTTAATGGTTCTGGTTCTGTTGATGTCCTCCCTGGTCGCCCAGATGTCGAGGCGTCCCCGTCTGACTTTGATAAGGGTGAAAAGTTCGACCCCGAGATTGATTTTGACCCTAATTCCTTCTCCCGTATGGATAAGTTTGATGGTCTCGAGGTTGGTCAGGAACTCATTGATTCAGAGATAGATAGATCGAAGGCTGCTGCTAATCCTCCTAAAACTGAAGAAAAATAGTACCTTCTTTACTTGACGATATATGCTACGTGCGCGGACCCCTCTTGCAAGAGTTCGTGAATTGCTAGAGGTTATTGGTAACGACTGCAGGAGAGGTCGCGCATTTTTCTATCGTTCTTTATTCAATTGTTTACACCATTGTGGCGAGGTGACGCATTTCGCGGTTCGGAGAACCGCCCCGAACGAAGT